ATGGCAAAGCCGATCATCACGCTCAATGGCCTAAAAATCGTCATTATGTTGGGAATGCTGGTCATTATTCTCTGCGGTATCCGTTTTGCCGCCGAGATCATCGTGCCGTTTATTCTCGCATTATTTATTGCTGTTATATATAACTTATTTCACTTAACGCATTGATTCAATTAAATAATTTACACAACAAAAAGTGCCAAAAATCGCAAAATGACTACACCAGTGACTACACCGTTCGGTGCACTGTATGAAACAACGTGGAACAAATAGACACAAGAAATATAAAGGCGGGTCATCTTTCCAGGGGGAAGCGCACCAATTCATGAGGGGCGTTAATGTCGATATGGGGATCCCCACCTACCGGAATTTTTGCCAGGTTAAATGTTAATCAGGCTGGTGGGTTTTACATACCCTTGATCACGGTAATGATGATTCAGGTGCGTACCTTTTCCCCAGTGGGGTAAAAGCTCCAACCGTAACGATGTTCGTTGTAGTTGCCTTGATGGTCTGCGTGGTCATTATGACCATTCAGCCAATGACCTTAATCAGAATTTTTCGCTAAAAAATGACGTTGGCCACGTCATCCGGAAAGCACAAAATCACGTCGATTTTTAATGGATGGTTAAACCGTCTTTATCTCGATATCCGTACGTATTACGTACGCAGTCGTTCCGGCTTCTTCCAGTGGTACGTAATTTTTGCTTTTTCCCTGTACGTCTGCACGCGGCGACGGTAGGCCAGCATTTCAAGAACGCGGATCCGTATGTTGCGCATATCCACATCATTAAGCTGGATACCATCACGGCGCATCACCTCCGCGACAACACGCGCATAATTTTCGGCGGTCACGCTGTCCGGCTGCGTGGCCTGTTCGTCATGCTGCTGGCTGATTCCAGAGACGCGGCGGATTAATCGCAGTATTTCGGCTTCTGTCATGCTGCTGACCTCATTACACCCCGCTAAATTCTTCCAGTTTCTGGCGGTGGCTGTCGCTTATATCAAAAGCAAAATCCTCATGCTCTGCCTGGAATGTACCAAACGCCATCAGTGCCGCCACGCTCGGGTCTATCTTGTTCGGTGATTTTTTCTTGTTCGGCTTGATATTGGCGTTCGCGTCACTCTGCATCACGACGTTACTCATCGACCAGGACAACACCGGATCACCACGATGCACGATAACCCTGCGGTTAACAAAAACTTCGAACGATTTCGCCGCCGGACTGAATCGAAGGTAGGTTTGCGGGAACGGCTCCACCTCAAAGCCTGCCCCCTGTAATTGCGTCCTGAGATGCGTTGCGTTCCACGTATCGAAGCCCACCAGCCTGATATTAAATTTTTCCGCGTCCTGCATGATGTCATCACGTATCCGGTCGTAATCAATGCAGTCCCCTGGCGTTGTGCGTATCCATCCCGCCCGTGCCCACTGGCGATAGATAGCGCGATTTTTATTGGCTGGGTTCTGTAACTGGAACTCCGGCAGATAATGACGGGAAACCAGCATGATATTTTTACCGACCGGAAAGGCATAGCACACGCTGGAAATGTCGCTTGTGGATGATAAATCCAGCCCCGCGTAACATTCCTGACCGTGTAAATCTTCCTCCGTGAACTTTCCGGCGCACTCAGCCCATGCTCCGTTACCCATCCACGGGGTAGCCCCCTGACACCAGATATTAAATCGCTTTGTCATCATCTCCACCCATTGCGACGGTATGCCCCGCGCTTTCTGGATGGTTGAGGCCAGTTTTTCACGATCCACGGAAACATCAATATTAGGGTTCGCCTTTATCCACATCTCCGGATCATCAACCTCGTTTTCGTCGTCCAGTTCGTAAATCAGTACAAAAATTGAATCGTTGACCTCTTCGCCGTCCAGGATCTGGCAGCAATAATCATAGTGCTGTTTACAGGCTGAAACGACGTTGCTGCCTGATGTGGTAATGGCAAATAACAGCCCTTCGGGACGTGCCCCCATCCCCAGTTCAAGCGCAGAATAAACGCCGTTATCGGGGTGTAAGTGGTATTCGTCCACAATGGCAAGGCTGGGGTTAGTACCCTCGATGGTTGCCGCTTTTGCTGCCAGCGGCTTTAACAGGCTGTTGCTTTTCGGGTGCATCACCTTGTGGGCCTGAATATTCACTCTCTTGCGTAACGGTCGGGATAAAAGGCACATCTGACGCGCATCATCAAAAACGATCCGCGCCTGGTCGCGGCTCACCGCTGCGGTGTAAATATCCTGCTGCCCGTTCTCCATAATCAGAAACCAGTTAGCCAGAATCGCGGCTGTCGTGGATTTCGCATTTTTGCGCGGTACTTCGATAAAGGCGCTCGTGTATTTGCGCCTTCCGGTGGCCTTAACCTTAAAGCCGAGGATGCACGCAAAGGCAAACTGCTGCCACGGTTCCAGCTCAATGGGTCTTCCACGCATCGGCCCTTTTACGTGCGGGCACACCCTGGAAAAGACAATAAACCGCTCAACAACCTCACGATCGAACATGTAAAGGGAGTTTTCAAGGTCCGAAAAGTATCGTTTAACGGCCTGTTTCAGCCGTTTACAGGCCGGAATCTTGCCCGTTTTTACGTCTTCTGCGTACTTATTCCAGGCGGTCAAGCTCGTCCTCTTCTTCTGTTTCCGGTGGATTTTTACGGCGGCTTATCGGGTCAAAACCGAGCAAAGAGGCCATTTTTATCATCACTCTTTCCGCGTCGGATTTCGCGCTTAATGCGGGGTTTCTGCTCTCTCCGCCCTGACTGTTAACAATGCTGAACCCGCGCGCCGCAAGGTCTGCGACGGCTTTCCGGTATATCGAGTAATTGACGCAATACAGTTCCAGATTACTCCAGTCGGCAGGGGTCAGGTCTCCCCGTTCCGCAAGCTGCCGCGATTTTTCCCGCCACTGCTTCACGGCGATATCATCCAGGTAGGCGGGGGCTTTCGGTGGTCTTGCCATGCTTATTTTTTCGCCAGATTATTTTTCAAAAAATTACCGTGCATAAAAATTTGGGGAGGCGTTCGGTTCTGGGCGGGGTCGGGTTCGTCCTGAAAACTCCCCCCACCCCGTCCGGCTGCCTCATCAGCGATTGCGGAAACATTCCATAACCTCGCGGTCACGGTCGTTTAATCGCGTCGCTGTGATGCGTTCTGCGCGTCCTGATGCTTTATCTTTATGCCCTGCTTCCTGTGCCTTCCATGCGTCACGCTGCCTTATAAGTCCACGGATAAGGCGGTTTTGTTCCCGCTCATTCATCAGCGCCATACATCCAGTTATTGCGGTTAGCGCCCCGTTCTTCCTCCTCACGGAATCCACCCGCAGCACGCTTGTTTTTTGTGGACGGATCAAGCCATTTCGTTTTCTGGTTATGACACGCCTGGCACAATGGCTGATGATTCCACTCAGGCCAGAAGAGAACATCATTACCGCCATCGATTGGGATAATGTGATCCACCACCACGGCGGGCGTGTATATTCCTTTTTCCAGGCAATGCGCACATAACGGGTTTTTACTCAGATACATGGCGCGGTATTTCTCCCACTGCCTCGTATACCCTCGCTCCCTGCTGCTGCCTCTCCGGCTGTCCTGCTGCTGGCGTGCGCTGCGTCTGTGCTCCTCACACTTGCCGGACTTCACGCGCCTGTTGCAGCCTGGTTCTGTACATCGTCTTAATGGTTGCCACGGCATCAGTACACCCCCACATCACGGTAAGCCGTCCAGAGTGCGCCAATCGTCATGGGTACGTGTGTTTTTGCGTTATCCGCGACAATCTGGCGATTTTCATACAGGTGAGCGATAAACATCATGCAGCCAATCTTTATGGCTGGCGTGAACTCCAGCCCGTCATCAAAGCGCCTGCCTATGTGTATCTGGCACGCCTCAAGCGATGCGGCAATGTATCCGCTGATTAACTGGTCTTCATCGTCGCCATCGATGCGGCAATGGAGTTTCACTTCTTCCAGGGTGATAAGTTCTGTCATTTTTCCGCGCCCTCACTACAAAGAATTTCAAGGCGTGTCCTGGCGGCATCTGGCAGCGGTTGCCCGATGATATTCAGTACACGCCCCGCCAGCGGCCCCGTATTGACCTTTATCCGACTGGTGGCGTTGATGTCCTTCCGGTAGCGTATCCATATCCTTACAGTTCCAGTCGCCAGCTCTGCACCTGATGAAATGGCCTCCTTGCTGCTGATCATGTTCACGCTTGCCCAGAGTGTGTGACCGTCCACCCACGTTTCGAGTATTTCGCCCGTCATGGCTCTGGTCTGTTTCAGGGTCTGAATCGTTACCCTGTCACGCAGTCGCCCTATGTTCATTCCGGTTTTTCTCCCTCGCTGATTTTTACTTCCTGTTTCCATGCCTGGCTGAACTCATCACCACCATCACGCGGTGACAGTCCTTCACGTTCGCGGGCTTCGTTCGGACACATAACGCCGGATTTGATGCCGCGCTCATAGGTGGCAAAGCGTTCGCCAGGTGTGGCCCGTAACAGGTCCGCGCTGTCAAACTCCACCTGATACCGGATACCAGGTACAGGCGAGGCCACCAGCAGGGCGTTTTTTATCTGCTGCTCAAAGTTCGCCAGCCACGGGCGCATCGTCATGGTGAGAAATGCGCGGCTTGCCTCGCTGAAATTGCTGTAGGTGCTGTTGCTGTATTCCTGCAAAAAAATCGGCGAGACGTTGAACATTCGGGCGATGTCTTCAATGGTGAAGCGACGGGAGGCCAGCCATTCAGCATCCTGATTACTCATGCCCAGCTGCTGATAGCTCATACCCCCTTCAAGGATGGGCGTTTTTCCGGCGTTTCTGGCCCCTTTGTAGCGTTCCAGTGCGGCTAATGCCTGTTTGCCCTTCACGCCGTCCAGCCATTCGCCTGACGTGATAACCCCTGCCGCCATCATGCCATCACGCATCACGCTCGCGCCGTGGCGTTGTTGGGCCAGCCCAAGCCCCAGCGATTCGCGGCAAATGGTTACAGGTGAGCGCCCCATAAAACCGTCATCCGTGGAGTAACGAAGGTGGAGAACCTCCCACGGTAAATAGTTGCGGGTGTTTCCGGTGTAAGCGTCAGTGATGCAGTAGCGCCAGTTGTGTTCTCCTGTCTGCTCCACGTTCACCGACTGCGGCGGGTAAGGATGTAAAGCCGCCGGAAAACCATCACGCCCCCACTGAATCACCGCGTAAGCATTACCGTTTAACAGGCAGTGGCGGATCATCATTCGCTTAAACTGGTAGGGAGTCTGCCACGCGTTCGGGCGCTCGTTGAGGATGTGATCGACCGGATGAGAATCAAGCCACTCGCGGGCCTCCTTCCCCTTCTCATTGCGTACCAGGTACAGGTAGCATGGCATAGTAGCCACCGCCTCAGAGATGACCGTGACGGCGTTCATGACGGCGGGGAGTGATTCCGCTGTCCCCGATGATACGTACTCACCCGCCCCCGTGTTCGATGTGCCAGCCAGCGCCATAAATTCATCAAGCGTCATGCTGCGCTGCTCTTTTTTTCTTCTGAAAGGCCACATATCACACCCCCGCTAAATCCGCCCACCAGCGGCGATTATCCGCACGCGGCATTTTTTCGGGGTGCTGCTCATACAGGGAACGGCGGGCCAGCTCCACGCCGGAATCGGGGTAAGCCGGTACGGATGTAACGGTAATTTCGTACAGTTCCGCCACCAGCACGGTGCGCACGCATGGATCTGTTGTGGTATCCCATACATCCTTACGGGAACGAAAGCCAAAGCTCATGCCGGATATATCACCACGTTTAACCAGTTCGATAACGTCACGCCCTGTGCTGGTATCCGGTGGGGTAAGTTCAAAGCGTAACCCTGTGTCGTCCTCTTCCAGTTTCAGCGTGCCAGAACGGGTGCGCCCCAGTAACATGCTGTGGTCATGCTCATACAGGCCGCGAACGTCATTACCCGCCGCAAGCCACTCAGTAAACGCCCCCCGCTGGAATTTTTCGTAAAACTCCCCCCATAACAGTTCCGAAAGGTTATCCCAGCGAACAACGTAACCCGTCAGCGTGTTGCTGGCGCTGGTGGTGATTTCCGATGACCGGATTTCCATACTCTTCATAATTTTTTTCACCCATAAAACACTAAAGGGGCTTTTTAGCCCCTTCTGTATGCTGTTAATCGTCGTCCTGTGGCAGTTCCAGAATCTTGATCGCGTTCGAATCCACCACGCCACCGCCTAAATATTTCTGCGTGAAAATTTTGATGAATCCTGGTTCTGTCAGGTTGTCCGGTCTGGTGCGAACACCCGTTTCGTGATCAACAATGTAGTAACCGCGTTTGAAGTCACCCAGGGCAATAACGTTATCCGGCATAAACTCCAGATATTCGACCGGAAGGCCCAGCAACGTATCAGGATCACCAGCCTGTAAACGGTCGCGCCAGATGTAATCACCGTTCGCGTTCTTCACCTTCTGAAGTTTTGCCGCCGTCGTGGAGTTAACCACCCAGACCGCGTTTTTGCGGTATTTTTTACGTAATGCAAATTTCAGGTCGATCAGCGGGTCCGCAGATGTCCACGCAAGAGACTCAGAAGGCTTAATTACCTGCAACGTACCAAAATCACGTTCTTTGTCGTTCTTCTCTGCACGGGGTACGGATAAAAAGCCTTTTGCTTTTTTGTCACCGTCGCCCACAACCAGATCGCTTTCTTCGGTTTCCGTGAAGGTGTCGCCAATCTCACCCGTCAGCCATGAAAGGATGTCCACATCGGAAAAATCCACGATTTCCTGTGTGGTGCGCGGGTACGCATAGACCGGATACAGCTTAATGCTCACCTCGTTAATCTGCGGGGTGCTGGTCTGTTCGCGTGCCTTACCCTCTTCACCGTGGTTAACGGTCGCACCGCCAGCGGAAACAAGCTGCTTAAACTCGTTGCTGCTGATTTTCTTCACGGTACAGATGCGGCGCATGGTGGATTCATCCGCCAGCATTCGCATGATTTCGGTGTTCAGCTCGGGGATAACGGTATAACCACCATCAGCGGGAACGCCTGTACTTAATGCGCGGGTTTCACCCGTCAGAATGTAGTTTCGTAGTTCTGCGGGGTCAGTGGTCTGGCTGCTTTTACCTGGCTTGCTGCGCTCTTCGTCTGCAATGGCTTCAAGGCGGGAAATGTCTTTATCGAGGGATTCAGCTTTAGCGCGTAATTCGTCAAATTTTGCGCCCTCTGCATCGTTAAGGCTGCGGTTTTCTTTTTCCGCGTTCTCCAGCATGTCGCGCATCTGATTTTTAATGGCGGTTTTCTGCTGGCGTAATTCGATTATTCTCGGCATAAAAAAAGTCCTGGGGTTAAGTAAGGAACTCCAGGACGCGGCAAAAACTCAACCGTTTTTCATAAGGAAATCAGCAATCGCACCGATCGTTTTTCCGCCTGGTAATGAATATTGGTGAGCACATTAACAGGCGGGAAAGTGGCCCCAGCGTCCTGGCACCACTGGCGAGAATAATCATGATTCAGGGCGGGTAAAATATGCCGATCCGGTCAATGAACAACGTGGAACGACCACGAACAAATAATTTACAAAAAATGACAAAAAGCCGGATTGCTCCGGCTGTATGGGTGCTCAGTCCCTGATCCCTTTCAGAAATTCTATCAATGCATCTATCTGTTCAGGATTTACTGCCAGCATTTCACCGGATAGCGCACATCTGACAAATCCATGCCGATCCTTTTCGATTAGCGCGCCCGTTTCCAGGAATGCGCGGTAATCATTGATGTTCATCGTCTCCATGTTGTCAGCATGGTATTTATCACGCTGTTTTAATATCTCATCAAATTTCATCGGCATTGTTTTTTCCTCTGTTGTGTCTGTTTGTTTCAGATAGTAACTATGCCGGACCGTGACGAAAAGCCGGTAATGCGCCATACCGTTTCAACTGGCGCAAAAAAAGCCGGATTTCTCCGGCTGTGTGATTAGCTGTCCTGGTAATTGCGCCGTATTTCATCACCAGCACCATCTATACCCATTTCGGCACAAGTGCGATTAACTGCATTTCTCAGGTCTCCGAAATTATCAGGCGGCTCCGGTGGCCTCTGTGCCTTCCTGGAACATTCCAGCCGTCGCATCGTGATGTGATGCCGTTCCTTGTCTGTCTCCACCAGCATCATGACTTCACCCCATCGCGCCGCCGCCCTCCGGTAAAATCCTTTCGCTTCGAGTTCTTCCGCTATGCGGTCATGTACCATCGTCACCCCCTCAGAACGGAATATCATCACCGTAAGGGTCATCGCCTCCCGCTGGTGGCTGATTACCCTGTGTGCCTGTGGTTTTGCGTCTGCTGCCGCCTGGTCGCACCGTTTTCGCACTGATTACGCTGTCGGCAATGACCTGATAACCCTGACGCGTCTCCCCGTTCTGTCCGGTCCACTGGCTTATCTGCATCGTGCCGGATACGCTGATTACGTTGCCTTTCTCATGTCCTGCCAGTTGGTCGGCCTGTTTGCCAAATGCCAGGACCGACAGCCATAACGTAGCCTGCCCGTCCTGCGCCTGACTGCATGGCAGTGATACCGCCATACGCGCCAGCGTCATCGGTGTGCCCTTGCTGGTCTGTTTTACCTGCGGGTCGTCCACCAGCCGCCCGTAAGCTGCAATTTGTGCTGTCATATTGCCACCTCAGTGAAGCGATCCGGCGTTGTTCTTTTTCATCTCTTCCATCATTTTTTCAGTGAGCATTACGCACTGAAAACCCATGTTTTTGATGTCTACGGGTTTCATGCCTTTGTCAGTGGATATCACAGGCAGAATATCCTGATACACATCGCGGTCAGGGTAACTAAGCACACAAAGCGCCCATGATGCCACGGGTGAGGATCCTTCGTCTGTTTCAACCCACCAGCCTGGTGTAGCTGCGCTTATTTGCAGAATCGTGATCCGTCCGTTGTGCTTGTAAAATTTTTCACCAAATTTTGGTTCGCTCATGATTCCACCTCTCCGGTTTTAACGTTGATGGTTGTTACCTGTTCCGCTTCGGCAATCTCCCGTTCTGTCAGCGTGGCAAAGTTTGCAGCTGCCGTTGTCATGAATGCGCTTATTAGTTCGGGATTCTCCTTCGCGTATCCTTCCCGTGTGTGGCGGTCTATAACTTTGATTGCCACCTTTAGGGAAAGCTCTGTCATGTCTAACGCTTTATATTTTTGCTGTGTTCTGTCTCTGCGCATTTTGGTCATTTGTCGCCCCTGATTCATGTTTTCGGTCGGCATGTTTGTTAAGTGATTTTGATGTATGCACAT